ACTCGGTGCTGTCCTTGCCGTAAACCGTCTGAACGTCCTGCAGATACTTGTCCATCTGCTCGCGCAGGTCGATCAGGCCGGAGCTGTCGAGGCGAGCGTTCGGATTTGCCGCCTTGGTCTTCAGCTCAGCGATCTTGCGCTCCATCTGGAGCTCTTGCTCCTTGAGCTTCAGATCCTGACCTTCGATGTTGCCGGCGGCTTCCTTGCGATCGGCACGGCCCTTCTCGACGACATCGAGCTCCTTGGCGATACGCAGGAGTTCCTGGTTTTCCTTGGTGTTGACGTCGGTCGAGGTGAACTTGCCGGACGAAATGACCTTCATCGTCGCGCGATAGTTCTTATCCAGGCCGTCAAGGCTTTCCTTGGCGGTCTCGATCTGCGTGATGAGGCCCTTCTTGTAGTCTGCGGCCGAGGCGGTCTTGATATCCTTGTTGAGCTGATCCTCGGTGTCGCGCTGCTTTTCGGCGGTCTCGAGGAACTGCTTTTCAAGCTCGTTGCGGCGCTCCTGGAAGGCCGTCATTTCCTTTGATACCGATGCGTCAAAGGTCGGCGGTGCAGCCAGGGCCGAACCGGTGCCAGCGCCCATGCCAGCCGGTTGAGCTGCGCCGTTGGTGCCGCCCTTCCACTCGAAATGCATCGCATCCTTGACCGACTTCCAGTCACCACCCCACGACAGGCCATACTTGGCTGCCATTTCGCGGATGTTGGCCGGCATATCGGTCTTCAGATCCTTGCCGTAAGGATTTGCACCCGGATTGATATCGATCGCATTACCGAACGCATGCTCGGAAAGACCGTTACCGCTCACCTTGTTGCGCAGGTTGTAGCCGCCCAGCGACTTGATGTCGTAGCCGGACTTGGTCAGCTCGTTGAGGAAGCCTCGGAAGGCTTCAGCAGCGGCCTTATGGACCTGCACGGTCATGCCATTGTCGGCCATGATCGAGGTGATGTTGGTGTCTGCCCAGCCAGCCGAACGCGGATCGCCGAAGATATTCATGTTCTTCGACATCAGGTTGGCGCCCGAGGTCGGCATGCCGGAGAAACCCGACATACCAGCAAGCGGACCACCGCCCTGGCCGAGCGTCGTGACGGTCGAGCCGATGCGGGAGAAATCGATACCGTTGATGCCGCCGCCGATACCATTGACGACGCCGAGCAGCTCCTTCAGCCGGTCGGTGACGGTCTGGATGCGGTTGACGGTCTGCTCACCAAAGGTGTTGCGGCGCATGACGTCACCGACGCTGTCGGCTGCCTTGCCCTGAAGAGCGAGACCATCCGTCGTCGTCGAGATCGCCCGGACTGCCGGCGAGTTCGCGCCGAAGCCCTTGTAGTAGCCTTCCTTGATCCGATTGATGATCTTCTCACCTTCGGTCAATTCAGCGCCGGACGCCTTCTCGTTGAGCTCCATCCGCTTTTCGATGAGCTTGATGCGGTTCTGCTCGAGATCCTGCTCGATGTTCTTCTTGCCATCGAGGACGTCGTCGAGCGCCTTCTTCTGGACAAGCAGAGCCGTCATTTCGCGGCCGAGCTGCTGGATCTGCGTCAGCGAGGTGTCGCCATAGGCGCCGCGTGCGAACTTGGCCTGGAAGTCGGAGAGCTCGTCATTGGCGGTGTTGAGCTGATCCTCGAGCGACTTGACGGCGTCCTGCGTCTTGGTGAGGAGCTTCTCACCCTTCGCCTGGTCCTTTTCCGACGTGTCGGCGGCGCCGGTGTCAGGCATAACACCGAACGGCTGCAGGTTCTGCTTCTTGGTGTTCAGCTCATCCAGCTTGTCGAAAAGCGTGTTGGCAACGATCAGATCCTTTTCGAGGAGCGGACCCTGCTTCTTGTTGTCATAGAACTTGTCGAGCTCGCCCTGGATGGCGGCCGCCTGGCTGGCGTAGAGCTGCGTTGCGCTTTGAAACAGCTTTTCCTGCCGGTCGAGCTCGATCTTGCTGATCTTCTCGCCGGTCGTCTCGGCGCTCTTGATTCGCTCTTCGGCTTCCGTCTGAATGATTGCCTGGCGCTTCTTGTAAGCAAGCTGCTCGCCGTTCAACTGCTCGTCGAGGTTACGGAGCTGGCTTTCGGCAGCCGCCTTTGCGTGTTCGCTGACCATGGCGACGCGAGCGGCTTCCAGCTTCAGCCGGTCCTCATCGATCTGCTTTTGCTGACCAGCGATATCGAGCGCCTTCTTCTGCTCCTCGATATCCTTGGCGATCGCAGCCTTACGGCTGTCCTGACTGCCGAAACGAACAGCGTGATTGGCCTCATAGGTGATCTGGGCGAGCGTCTTGCTCAGATCAGCCTGGCGATCATCGATGTTCTTCTTGGCATTGCCCATCTGGTCCTCGGCGATACGGCCGAATTCCCTGAGGGTCTGAATTGCTTCCTTGCCGCGGTTGCCAAAGATATCGAATGCGTCGGCGACCTCGTAGATCGCAAAGCCGAGGATGCCGGCCGCCGGAGCGACGCGACCGAGAACCGAAAGCATACCGCGCAGACCAATGGTCGCCTGGAGACGCGCAGCGCGGTCCACCGTCGCGATCGAGACGGCGGTGTTGTTGAGTGCGCGGCTATGCAGATCGGCTGCCAGCGAGGTGCGGCCGAACTGCGCCTGGAGAATTTGCAGCGACTGGACAAGACCGGTGTAACCGCCGCGAACCGACGACAGGAGACCTTGCAGCATCCGGATACCAGCGACAGCCAGGCCGATTTCGACCATGTTGCCGATCGCAGCGCGGAACTTGTAGACCGCATCAGCACCTTCACGCAACCAGACGACAGCCGAAGACAGCCACTGACCGAGCTCTGCAGCAAATGTCCGGCCGGTGCCAGAACCGATCGCCTGGTTCAGATCGCGAACCTGTTGCGTCAGGAGGTCGAAGAAGCCGCCCTTGGCCGCCAGGCCTGTCTCAGCGTCGATACCAGCGACGTTACGGGAGAACTGCTGCAGTTCAGTGCGCGTCAGCGAAAGCTGGCCTGTGAACGTCTGCATCATGCGCTGTGCGCTGCCACCGAACGAACGATCAAGCTCTGCATAGAACAGATCGAGCGATGCCTTGGCTGCAAGCCGGCCCGTCGAGATCTTCTGGATGAGGTCGGCCATGCCAACACCCATCGAAGCCGCCATAAGCTGCACGGCATTTGGCATGGCCTCACCGAGCTGCTGGCGGAGCTCTTCCATCTGAATGACGCCCTTGCCCGACATTTGGGTAATGGCGAGCGTTGCGCGATCAAAGACGTCATCGGTGCCACCGAAGGCAGCAACGCCGTCCTGGAGCGCCTGGAGCGAGCCCTTGAGCGGATCTGTGCCGGTAGCCTTGAGCTTGGTGAAGCCCTTGGCGAGCGTGTCGAGCGCGAACGGCGACTTCTTAGCCTGCTCAACCAGAGCCTCGACGTCGGCTGCGGCTTCCTTGATCGGATCGGACGAGTTCGACATGGCGCGCATCTGGAAGATGAGGCGCTCAAAGGCCGCGTTGGTCTGGACAATCTTGCCGACCCACGAGTCCTGAATATTCATGATGGAATTGAAGCCCATCGACACGGCGCCGACGACGATGGAGACGTCGCGCAGCGTGCCGAGGAAGGAAGAGGACCGCTCATCGAGCTTGTCTATGGTCTTGATAACAGACTGGCCGCTTTCAGCCAGCTTGCGGAGCTCCGGCGAGGAACGGGCGACGTTCTTGTTAAACTGCTGGACGGTCTCGCCGGCATGAAGCATGCGCGTCGTGAACGAGCCGTCAACAAGTTCCAGTTCAACCTTAATCGCAGACATTATCCATCCTTGTCAGTAAAAATAGACTGACAAAGATGGACAAGTTTATTCCGCCACCTCGTCAGCCGGAGCTTCGGTCTTTACCGGCTGGCGAATTCGAGCCCTGAGAGCTTCGAGGCCTGCCCTGTCGAATTCAGGATCGACAGCATCCTCATCAAGATCGAGCTGCTGAATGACCGGCTGGTAGATAAAGATCTCACCACGTTCACGGAGCAGTTCGGCGCTAACCTTTTGAATGCCCTCCCCGCTATGCGAGTAAGCCATCAGATTGAGCATGCGCATGTCACGATCTGCGAGGATCCGGTCGACGTTCTTGTTGTAGAACCAGAACCTCTTGATGGGCATTACCAGCGTAGCTTCGTGGGTGAAGCCGTAGGTGGCGACTAATCTGGCGAACAGAAAACCGAAATCGACGGTCTTCAGCTCGCCGTGTGTTCGTTTCCCGAGGCGTCCTCAGAAGCCGTTGCTTCGCCAGCGGCTGCTTCCTCGCCCTTTTCGCCATTGGCGGTCATGACGAACTCGCGGATCTTATGGAGCTGGTTGAGCTTCAGCTTGCGGAGCTGGGCTTCGTTGCAGGTCGGCAGAGCGCGGCCGAGAATACCAAGGATCAAGTTGAGTTCGTCAACGGGGCTTGCGGTGAGCGCCAGGGCTTCGACGGCCTTCGCGTTGGCGATGAAGTCATCGACGGACGACTCTTCGACCTTATGTTCAACGCCGCCCAGCTTGATCGTGAAATCCACGGAAGAAGCGACGGAATCGAGGTCGAGATAGTTGATGTTGGACATTAGAGGTTCCCTAAAACAAGATTGACTGACTACCGTTTCTGATAGTCAGTCAATTTTGACTTACAATTTGCCGCGAAGCAAGAACATTAAGCGGCTGCGGTGTCGTCGCCGACAGAGAACAGATCGCCAGAGTCGTCGGCGTAGCCCTTGAAGACCACGTTGAAGATGCGTTCCTGGTCCGTCTGGTAGGCGAACTGAATTGCGCCGGCGGTCATGGCCTTGAGGACCGTGAAGTCGTCAGCGCCGGTCGAGCCCTTCGGACGCAGGGTGAGCGTCTTGGCGAGAGCGAGCAGCGAGGTCGAGGTGCCGGTTGCGACGATGACCTTCTTCTTGGTCGGCGTCGTGGCATCGGTGATCAGACGCGAGCCAGGCATGATCTTGACCAGGTTCTCGAGGGTCGTTTCCGCCATCGGAACCGTAACCTTGACGGTTCGGCCGGTGATGATTTCGTCAATCGGAGTTTCGCCGAGCTGGTCGACGGTAACTTCGTGAGTGTTGGTCGCTACTTCGACCTCGACGCCGCCCTTGGTGAAGCCAAGATCGATTTCGTCGAAAAGCACGGTGCACACACCGAGCTTCACGTTTTCAGTGCTGGAAGGCATTGGTATTCTCCTTGCGAATTAGGGCCGTCGGTTTGTCAGTCAGAATTGATTGACATAATGATACCCGACACGGCGCCATCAACGCAAGCAAATACCAGTAAGTTTTGATTGACATGCGCCAATAGATGGCGCTATGACCGAAGATTCGTCTTCAGATCATATGAAAAGCGGTCTGGAAGTTGATCGACCATTCGATCGCATTACCATCGAGGCGCGGAAACTGGATCGGCAATGCTTGCGGATAGAAGACCTTCAGCACAGCCTTGCCCCTCTCCCCATTGGCCTCATAGACCTCCTCGCCGGTAACTGTCAGCAGATCCATGATCTGTTTTGCCTTTGCAGCGCCCCGCTCGATCTTACTGTCGCGCACGATGATCTTGATGGTCGGCTTGTAGAAGGACGGCAGATGTGGATCCATACGGATACCGTCGAGCGGCGCGAACATCGCGACACCCTGGTTCACATCTTCAGGCATGGCCTGGACGAACATGTCCTCACCGAACGTGCCGAGACCGGCCGTGTTGATCTTCTGGCCGATGATATCCCAGATCATTCTTTCGTTCCTTCGTTGACTGCGCCGATCATGGCCGCCTCGAGCTTGATCTTCTGCTCTTCGCCGGCGCGTGTGATAAATCCTGGCCCGACGGTGACGCCGGTCGAAGCCTGCTTGGCCTGGGAGAGCGGCCCGAGATTGTAGCTGCCCTCGTGCATGTAGGTGGCATAGTCCGCGACGTTGACGCCGTTGACCGTATCCATGATGACGATGTCGATCGCCAGGCGGTTGCGCTTGCCTTCGTATTTGATGTCCTTCTGGATCGCCTCTTCGAGGTTGCCTTCATCGACAGGCGCCATCAGCCGCGCACGCTCAACGATCTTGTCGGCGGCGCGGTGCATCGTCTTACGGGCGTTCTCGGCCACGCGCTCGCCGATGTTGCGCAGCGACAGCACCGTTTCAGAGACGCCGGTAACTTTCATGCTAATCATGCCGGCCAAGCCTCCAGCGTGATCTCGTGATGGTCGAGCCTGCCAAAGACGGACTTGCGCGGATGAGCGGCCGCCACACGATAGAAATACCCCTCGATCTCGACCTGGTCGTCCATTGCCAGAACGGTATTGGCCGGCACCAGGATCTTCGCCTGGCTGACAACCTGGTCTGCCTGGCCGCGCGATGCGGAGCTGTCGGATCGAACCGATGTCTTTTGCTTGACGCGCTCCAGATCGACCGGCGCATATTGGATCGTCACGGCGTCGCCGAGCTGTTCCTGGCCGTATTTGTCACGGCTGGCGCGCTTGCGCAGCAGGCATTCCGAATTAGGCAGAAACATCGTCATACTCCATGCGCAGATAGGCGTTGGCGTTCGGGTGGAAGATCTTGTCGCGGATCTCCGAATAGGTCGGGTATTCACTGCCGGACGAGAGCGAAATGATCTGGCCGTGATGTTCGGCGCCCGGACTGTCGTGCTCGATCATCGCGTGCGAAAGGCCATGCTCTGCCAACGTGAAGAGGACAGTCTCGTTGTAGATCGACAGCAAGGTCTGGCGCCAGGTCTGGCGAACGAACGTCGCGGAATCCCATTTGCGCGAGGCCCGGTCATGAAACGTGAAGTCGAGGCTCGACTTGTTACCCATCAGGAATTCCATCAGCGTCGAACGCTTTGACTTGCCACGCGCACGAGCCGACAAAGAGACCTCGAGCGTCACCCTTTGCAGCGCCTGACGCAGTGTCGCGACATCGCGCTTCACTTGCGCGTAGAGTTGCGAGCGAAGATAATCAGCAGACACGCTGATATGCTCCAGGGCTTCGTCCGTGAGAGTTTGCGTGTCGATGCTCGCAATTTCTTTTAACGTCACTGTGCGTGCAATCTCAGCGATTTCTCTAAGCGAGGCTTCGATGCGCCCCGTCTCCCCCTCGATGAAGTTGAAGGCATAGTCAGCCGCACTGGCATCGACGTCTGCCCGGAGCTTGGGCGTGCCGAAGTTGGCGCTGGTCAGCGATCCGGAATAGAGCGACCGGAGCGCGCTCAGAAAGAAGCCGTATCGCAGCGTGGACGCCTGGGCGATCTCTGTCAGGTATTGCAAAATCATCCGCGCTGGATCCGCACATCGTAATAGACGTAGCCGGACAGGCAGCGCAGCGTGTCGGTATCGACACCGAGCTCGAGCTTGCCGCCGCGCAGCATGACCGAGCTTTCGCCGATCGTTTCGGAAATGACACCATTGCGGTGACGCTGCGTGACCGGATTGTCAGTCATGATCGCGTTTGCTTCGCAGACCTGGGCCATGCGGAGCGCGCGGCGGAATGCCTTTGGTAGCGACAGGAACTGGTCGAGCGGGATCTCGGACCACTGGCCCGGACGAACGACGAACTGCTCGCGGCAATCGAAGTCGCGCTCCTCGGTCTCGAGCGGATCGAGACTGACACGGACCTGGATGCGCGAGACACGCGCATAGGCCTGGATGAGCGCTGCGATGCGTTGATCTTCGCTGGCAGCGTTCCAGGCGCTGAGATTGGTCATATCACGAGCCACCGCTTCGGCAGCCTCCAGCGACATGAAGGAATTGTTGAGGATCTCGAGGCGGCTTTCACCTTCGATGATATAGCCGAACGAGCGACG